AACTGGAACGCTTCGTGGTTTCCACCCTAGCCCAAGAAGTGGTAAGCCGCATCCGAAATGGGGCAGGATGTCTAGGACTCATGTTGTGCTGGACGAAGCGGAAGAAGTCCCTGCTGGTGTCTGGGAAGGCTTGCAGAACATCTTGTCAGCGGCGGATACAGAGGGGGCAAAAGGGCGAATCAAGATATTTGCGGCAAGCAACCCGAAAGATCGGACTAGCGAGTTTGGCAAGCGTTGTGAGCCAACATCAGGCTGGGGGTCTATTGACTGCGAGGATGACTTGGAGTGGAAGAGTCGAGATGGTTGGCATATCTTGCGATTGGATGCCGCTAGGTGCGAGAATGTGATTGAGAAGAAGATTGTATTCCCCGGTCTTCAGACGCACGAAGGCTATCAAGCCTACGAATCCAAGGGCAAGACAGCGGAGTATTATTGTGCCGATACAGAGACGGAAGTTTTATCAAAGCGTGGATGGTTAAGGCACGATCAACTCAATGTTGGAGATACAATTTATACTGTAAATATTGATACTGGTCTTGCAGAATGGCAAGAGGTTAAAGAGGTGTTTGCGAAACACTATGACGGAAATCTTGTGTCTATGGAAAGCCGTCACATTTCTGCCCTTGTAACTGCAAATCATAGGTGGGCGACCACAAATAAGCAGATACTTCAAACAAAGAAAAATCTTCGCCTCAAAATTAAAGAAACATCAAATCTTGCAAAGCACGACATGATTCCGTTGTGCAGAAAGTCTATTGATAGTGAAAAACAATATGATGAAGATTTTGCAGAACTGATTGGATGGATTGTTACGGATGGAAGTTTTAGCGAATATAATCGTGTTTTTATTTATCAATCACAAAAAGCAAACCAACATAAGTGCGATAAAATACGCGAGCTTTTAATTAAATTGGGGCATCCATTTCAAGAATCAGAACATAATGGGATGATTCACTTCACATTTGCCAATAAACTTGGCAAGATGGTTAAAGATGCAATTCCAAACAAAAAACTAACCATTGATTTTATTGAAAAGCTAAACAATGAGGGAAGGCGCAGGCTTTTTGAGTCAATGGTTCTTGGTGATGGTGGGGTTCAAGGCGGAAGCACAAAATACATTTGCACCAAAGATAAAGAACAAGCTGAAGTCTATTCAATTTTGATAAACAGACTTGGAATGGCAAGCCGAATACACGAAAGGTTTGTTAAAGGTAATTTTATAAAACAAACAAATTACCAGTCCAGAGGATGCACAATGTATTATGTTGATGCGTTGGAGACAAAAAATGTTCGTGTTCAATACATGAACATGAAAGAAGTCCAATACTCTGGAATTGTTTGGTGTCCAAGAACAGATAACCAAACATTTTTCGCAAGAAGGGATGGGAAGTGCTATTTTACTGGAAACACCATGGCTAGGGGCTGGTTCCCACAGGAAGGTGTGTCCATGGCGATAATGACGCCAGCAATGATGGATAATGCCATGGGAATTACCCGCTTTGTTGGGCCTGTAGTGCCTCTGTGTGCGTTCGACTTGGCTTTGGAGGGCAATGACCAAGTAATCTGTTCTTTTGGCAGATTTGGGCTTTCTGACGGCTATACGCCAATGAGTGGCAGATTTGTTGATTACAAGAAGCCCAAGGTTGTCTTACAACTTGACTCACAGATTCCATTTCCAAAGGCCGCGACATTGGAGCAAGCGAATAACATTATCAAATTCTGTAAGAATATGCGTATTGCTCCGAACTGGGTATGCGTTGACCGAACAGGCAATGGTGCTGGCATACATGACTCGCTTTGCTCTGTGTGGGGAGATGTGCTTGGGGTCAACTACTCAACAGCGGCTACAGATACTCACATTCTTGGCGACGATTCCTTGCCAGCATCGGAACTTTATTCTGGCGTTGTTACCGAATTGATTTTCGGTCTAGCGAAATATCTTGAGTTTGAGTATCTGAAAATCTCGCCGGGGTTCCGTAGCGAAGAGTTGGTGCGCCAAGCTACTGCGAGACGATACAAGCAGAAAGGCCAAGGATTGGTTCGCGTGGAGAGCAAAGGTGATTACTGCAAGCGCACACGGCAACATTCACCAGACGCATTGGATTCGCTTTCATTACTTGTGTTTCTTTTGAGACAACGAGGAGGCGCAATTGCGACGATGACAGATGCAAAGCCAGAGTTGCCGACTAGAACAAAAGCCTTGCAAGGAATTGAAAAAATGGAATATGTAGATTTTTCAGAATAATATGCCAAAACCGATAGTTGGAATTATACCGCCCGGAGGACATCACTACATGGAGAGTGATGTTAAGATTACTGGCAGTAGTTATAAAAACCTACTCGAAAATGTAACGAATTATCGCGCAGAAAATCATATTCCATTAGGTGATGTTGAAGGAGATGTAACTAATTATATCTGTGGAAATTGGCCTCACTTTTGCCATGGGGTGGACATGGTTGTTGTAACGAGTGTAACGAGTCCTACGAGCAGGAGTGAATTGATGAACGACATCTCGACTTGGGCTAGGAACATATTGCATTCCAATGAAAGAACTCAACTTGTTAGCGATGAATTGGCTGAACAACGAGCTAAGATTTGCAGGCAATGTCCTAATAATGTGAACTGGCGTGGTGGATGTTCTTCTTGCATTGCCGCAACAGATCGCATCTGTGCAAGTATCCGAAATGCTAGGGATACAAAATCATCACAAGTTCTAGGTGGATGTAAGTTATTGCGACACGATAACCGAACTGCGATTTTCTTTGACAAAGACAAGCTATCCGAATCAAATGATTTGCCAGAATTTTGCTGGTTGAATAATAAATAATTATGGCAGATGTTTTAAAACCGCTACCCGCAATTGTTACCGATACTTACGCTAACAAGGCTCCGCGCATTTCAGATCAAAGCAAACCAAGGACGCTAAACCTTGATGTTGTTGATCCTTCTCCTACTAGCAATGGAGATACTGTTGATCCAAAGACGCTACAAGTTCGTCGCACATTCAAAGATGCGTCTCAAGCTCACTCTGCCTATCGTCGCTTAAAGCAACAGAATGTTGAGCGCAACCGCAAGAATCAACTGATCCAAAAGAAGCTCAACAACGAGCCTCCATATAGCGCAAAGAAGCTGGAAAGCATGGGGCAGAACTGGCGCAGCAATCGTCCGACAGGATTCTTGTCCACGATGGTTAGCCGTATCCAGCCTCCATTTAAACAAGTCATTGAGCAAGCTCCTACGCTGACATACACAAAGTTTCCTGTTGAGGGAGTTGATTCTGAAAACAAGACCAAGGTTTTCCGCGAAGAAATCACAAAATGTATCCGTGGATGGAAGGGACATGACGACATCGTTGCACAAGTTGTTCACGAGAATACCACCTTTGGATTCTGTGCGCTTTGCTGGGATGATCTTCGTGATTGGAAGCCAGAGTTCCTTCGCCAAGACTACACATTCTTTTCTATCGAGACACCGCAAGAAACCGAGGCAACTCCAATCTGGGCGCGGAAACGCCGCTATCAAATCGCAGAGTTGTTGCCAGTTCTTGAAGACCCACAGATGTCCGCAATGGCGGGTTGGCATATCAAGAATCTCGTTAAAGCAATCAACAACGCTATCCCCGCTGGACGCACGCTTGATGCTGATGACGATGCTCGTCGATACGAAGACTGGATTCGTGAAGGAAGCTACGGAGCAAGCTACGAGAACGATGCGAAGTATGTCGAACTAGGTGAGCTTTTGGTTCGTGAGCCAAATGGTAAGATTAGCCGTTTCCTTTTTGATGACAAATCTGGCGATGAGATTTGCACACAGATTGATCGTTACAGCAAAATGAGCGAATGCCTCGCTTTGTTTTCTGTTGAGATTGGCAGTGGTGCATTGATGAGTTCCCGTGGTGCTGGGCGCGATCTTTACAATACTCATATTGCTGTTGAGAAGGCTCGCAACCTTGTTGTGGATAATTCCTATCTCTCTGGAATGTTGCTCCTCAAGAAAGGCCCGAATGCCAAGGCTGGTGCTACTCCGCTGACTGTCCATCATCCTGTCGCTTATATCGCGGAAGGATATGAAGTCATTCCGCAGAATATGCCAGCGAATGTGGATGACTTCCTGAACTTGGATCGTTTTATCTCTGGCCTTGCTGAAATTCAAATTGGCACATTCCTTCCAAGCTCTGCTCTTGGAATGCGCGACCAGAAAGTTACTGCTTCTGAAATCAATCGTGTTGCTGCTATCGAGAATCAAATCCGCGAAGGAATCTTGATGCGCTTTACGAAGCAATACAGCAAAGCAGTTGAGCGTATGCAACGAGGCATCTGCCATCCAGAACACATCAAAGCTGCCGCTGAATTGAAGACCAAGCTAGACATCGCTCGCCAGATGGTTCCTAACGCTGTTTGGGCTAGGGCTGATGTTGTCGATGCGTTTGATCGTAGCGTCATGGAGTTGCCATCGTTCATGGTTCCATTCCAAGTTCCAGACCATTTGGATGAGGAGGCGATTTCTTGCGTCTTGAATATGCTGGAGCGCAATCTTCCTCCTTCGGATATTCTTCTAATGGCATACAGTCCTGCTGAAGAGTTGTTGCCAGATACTCAGGCGCAGAACGATCAGATTCTCGACATGATGATCCAACGCTACATGGGCAATCCCAATGTCAATCAAGACGAATTGCTCAAGTTGGATTGGAGTCGTAAACTTGGCGAGAGTATTGCGAATAGTGTCATTCTCCCGAAAGACCAAGTTGAGTCTCTTGCTATCGAGGCGACCCGCCAGCAGATCATCGAGCTTCAGAGCATCATCGCTGGTCAAGAGGTTCCAGTCTCTCCGCGAGACAACGACATTGTTCACTTGAATGTCATGGCTCAAAAGCTCATGCCGCTCATCGAAAACGCTCCTGCTGGTTCTCTGCCTCCAGAGATGGTTCAACCGCTGAACAAGGCATTGGAGCATTTCATGGGTCATATCATGCAAGCAGAAGCGAAAGGAATGGATTCAAAGATGATTTCGCAATTCCGTTCTGCCGCAGAGCAAGCGTTCAGTCATCTTACCGCAGGACATGGAACTCCTCCTCCAGAAGGATTGATGCCAGCAGCCGCAGGTGGTGCGCCATCTCCAGCAGCAGGTGGACGCACAGGCCGTGTTGCGCTTGGTCAATCACGCGAGTTTGGAAAACTTGAAGGAGAAGTTCCAACACAATTTGGAATGGTTAATGATGTAGCTAACCCTCCAAAGCCTCCAACGGCAGGATAAAACATTTGCACAATAACAAAATAAAATATAAATAATAAAAAATATGGGCGGATCACCTACAGAAATGCGAAAGAATGAAGCTGGCGCGGCTATGCCTAGCCAACCTGCT